ACTATCTACTCATCAATATGTTTATAAGACCTGTTAGTAACGCACCTATTGAGGCTGTAGCTACTATCCAGAAGTATTTCTTAAGCCAAGAGACATCTGTTTTAACAGCAATTAAATCTTGCTTGACGTCTCCCATCTCATTATTAAAGGTTGAATAATGTTCTTCCAACCAATTTATTCTTCTATCTTGTTCTTCGTTTTTAACTTTTACTCCATTCTCCTCCATTTGACAATTGAAGACTTACTTGTTAATATTAACTAATCATAACTAACTATCTGAAACTATGTCAATAGTATTATTTATTTCAAACACAGTTCTAGCCATTGGGCTAGGCTTTTTTATTGGCAAGAGCTGGGGTAATAAACCCATCCTTAAAAGCACAGCCTCTAAACAAAAAGAAATGTTAAAAGTCATACGTCGACAACCAGTTAAGACATTCGATGAACGTCGACAAGAGGCTATTGAAACGGGTAAGCCAATAATAAAGGTAATGAGTAAATAAAAACCCCCGTTATCGCTAACGAGGGGTAAAAACAAGCTACCAGAACTATGCGAGTGCGGGAAAAGATTAAACCACGATGGTAAAACATATTATAAAGAAAGGGCTTATGAAATACAAAATTGTGTCTGTGGCTATAGTCAATTAGAATTAGTATGAAAGAACCCCTAACTAAAAAACAATATGAACTCTATGATTATTTAGAACATTATTTTCTATTGCACGGATATGCTCCCACTATTCAAGAGATGAGCAACTGGATAGGCAAGTCAATCGGTAACACTTGGAAGATATTACGCCATTTAGAATTAAAGGGTTGGATAAATAAGAAAAAGAATTGCTCAAGGCATATAAAGTTAGTCAATTAGTATAAGAAAACAGCCCCCGTTAAAGGAGCTGGTAAAGATTATCTTTTGTCGGTATCGCACCGCCTTGACATTATGACGCATTTGTTGCGTTTTTATTACACTAAAACGAGGGTTACTATCTTATAAATACATCTATAACATGACCTCCAAAGTAACCAACAAAGCTACTCAATAGGACAATATAACACCACTTCTCTGTTTTATTCATACTTTTATACTACTTAGTTTATAATAGCTCTTAATAAGATAGCTGTTACCCCGCTTTATAACGGCTATCCTATAAAAGTTATTCTTCAATTACCTTAACTATCTCAAAGCTATCTTCAACATATTCTTTCGGTAGCTCATAGTTGTTGGCAAATAGTTCTGCTTCTTCGTCTGTTTTACAATCAGGACAAGGTATCTCAATGTTTATGTTAACTATTACTGATTTCATTGTTTAAATAGCGGGGTTACTAATAATTCTCTCTATAAGAGCTACCAACAAGTGATAACTCTTAAGAAGGGATTATATTGCCATTAGGTAGGTTTCAAGATATTCTTTATCATTCCAAGTTTCCTCTGTTACCAAGAAGCCACACCTTGATTTCCCATTATATATCCACGCTTCCCAACCAACAAACTCTTTTTTATATCTCCTCTTTTGGTAAGGACTTTCTTTAAAGAACTTGACCTTGTTAAAAGGAATATGACGTTTAGTTAATTCCTTTTCTATTATTTCTTTCTTCATATTATTGTCCGCTTTTGCGGGGTTACTAATAATCTTATAGCAAGGTACTAACGAATAAACTCCAAGCCAATGTATTGCTCCCTGTCCCAAAGGTTAGCTCGTGGGAACTAACTCGGGAACTAAGAAGCAATACACTAGCAAGGAGTTAGTTGCCCCAAGGCTACTAAGTAGCAGGGGTAAAAAAAATAACCTTGTAGGGTTATAAATATGCTTATAAGCCCACGAAACTTATCCCACGAAGCAAGAAGCAATACAATGAACTTTACTTAATACTAGCATACCAAGAACATAAGTCAAGCCCTAACAGTGCATAACTATTTAAGCTTTGACACAGCATAAAATCGGGGTTATACAGAAGTAATGAGTAAACTAACATTAAAACAAAAGAAGTTTGTTAAGGTAACAGCTCAAACATTAAACCCAACAGAGGGAGCAAGACAAGCTTACAATCTTAAGGGCAAAACGGGGGTTAAAGATAAAGATAAACAAGTAAGTCTAGCAACAACAATAGCAAGTGACAATATGACAAAACCTGCTATTAAGAAAGCGTTGCAAGAAGTGTTAGAAGAACAGAAGGTTAATAGTGAGTTCAAAACGAGGTTAATGAAGCGTAATGCAGAACAAGAAAGTAATATACCTGCGAGTAATCAGGCTATAGATATGCTTAATAAGATAATGGGTGATTATGCTCCTATTAGAAGTATTAATATAAACGTAACACCTGATAATATAAATAATAGGTTAAAAGAATTAGAGGATGAACTCAAGCAGTTACAATAGAAAACTAGAGATATACACAGAGATGCAGGGGTTACTCTCTCTCAAGAGGCGTAACAAAGGGCGGGATATTAGTACCTTTATAAGCATATACTTAGATAGTCTAACACCATACTCACGTCCACACTTCCATACATCCATTCTAAGGCAGTTATCCCTCTCAGTAGTACAATCTATCAACTCTAGTACTAACACAGCACACAGAGGCACACAGACACCAATAAGCACACAGGAAGAAGAGACAGAGGGAGGGTATGATACCCCCCACCCCCCTACCTTTAAAGAATCACTTGATAGCACTACCACATAATTCTTCTAAAAATAGTAATTCTTCTTAATTTTTATATTTTTTAGTAAATGAATACAAATCCATCACTAGACAATGAAAAGGAGGAAGAGTCAAATATGCCATCTCCCACCGAGGAGAGACAAGACTCTATGTGTAAAAGCAACAGATTGTTGTTTATTGCACCCCGTGGATTCGCCAAATCAACGATATGTAGCCGTTTCTTCCCCCTTTGGCTGGCATTATACGGACTAAAGAACGATATTCTGCTAATTAGTAGTACCGTTGCCCTTGCTAAAGATAACCTCCGAATTATTAAAGACCAACTAATTTCCAACGAGAAGATAATCCAAGACTTCGGGGAGATGAAGAGTGACAAGTGGACAGAAGAGGAAATAGTCTTAGCTAATGGTTGTAGGATAAGAGCCAAGGGCAGAGGCTTCCAAATTCGTGGGTTAAGACCTGATATAATAATATGTGATGACCTAGAGGATGATGACATAGTTGCTTCTAAGGAACAGAGAGAGAAACTAGAGAACTGGTTTCTACGTACTCTACTTCCTACTTTAAAGCCTGACCAGCAACTAATCTACATCGGAACCAAGCTTCACCAATTTGCCCTGATTGCTAAGCTCCAGGACAAGAAAGAATTTAGAAGCTATCATTATAAGGCTCTGGTGGACGGTAAGAGCATCTGGGAGGATATGTGGCCCGTGAAGAGGCTTCTGGAGATAAGAGAGGAGATAGGTGTCTATGCCTTTGAGAGTGAATACCAGAACAACCCCTTGAGTTTAACAGAGCAACCCATAAAGCCTCATTTCTTGGACGGTGTTAAGGCTGAGGGAGATATTGTAGAGAGTTGTATGGCTATTGACCCAGCGATTAGCGAAAGAGAGAACGCTGACTTCACGGCTATTCAGATAATGGGTAGAACAGAAAAGGGAGACTTCAAAGAGTTATTAACAGTTAAGGGAAGATGGGGAATAGAAGAGCAGGTTGACAAAGTAATTGACTTGTATGTAAAATACGGGAAGAGATGGAACATTCTACGAATACTATTGGAGGAGGTTGCCTATCAGAAGGTTCTAAGACCTCTTTTAATAAAGAAATCTCGCCCAAAGAACATCTATTTGCCAATAAGTACAGCTGAAATAGGAATGGGACATAATAAACGCCCCAAGGACAAGAGAACTAGACTTATGCAGGTTGTTCACCTCTTTGAAGGTAGATTAGTAGAGATAGATAACCCAGAAACCAGGATAGAGTTACTTTCATTTCCATTCGGAGACTATGATGACACCGTAGACGTAACTGTGTATAACTTATACTGGCTCCTAAATAACCGACCTGGAAAGTTTATGCTGAAGAAAGAGAAGATAGGACTACCGATTAAATCCAAAGAGTCATTCTATGTTAACGAAGTCAGACCAGGAGTATATATGGCTGAAATGGAGAGTGAACCAATTAAACCCGTAGCAAGTTTCATAAATTATGATAAGTAAAGAACAAATCCATAAACTAAGAATGAGAAAGGAACTACTTATGCACAGGTTATCCACAGCAGATGAGGAGGAACAGCCATATTATAGGAGAAAACTAAACTCACTGGCCATGGAAGAAAGAGATGCGTATAATGATGACCTAGTCCAACCAGGAGAGAATAGATTTAAGAGCTTATATAAAAACGAGTGGCTAAAGAATGAAAAAGAGAAAGAAGAAAAACTTATTAAACAAAAAAGAGAAAAAGAATCAAGAGATAAATTTTATAAAGATAATCTCTTAGAGGGAAAGGAGAGAGTCAAGAGAGCCCTGGAACTCGAAGAAAAACTAGAAAAATAGTATGGATGAATTAAAAGAGCAAGCATTACTTGAGAAGGAGGCATTCGAGGAGAAGATGTCTGATGAGGCTTTGCTTACTCAAATAGAGTCGTGGGTCAGAGAATCAGAAACCTTTTATAGCAAGTTAAGACCAATCTGGGAACAGAACCTAGAATACTATGGCGGAATCCAGACAGGAGTAGAGTCTCTTAGAGGCAAGACTTCACGAGCTGTGGAAAACCGTATCTTTATGGCAGTGGAAACAATGATACCTATTGCTAGTTCTCGACTTCCAGACATAGAAGTCAGAGCAGGAAGTGAAGACGAACAATCTCAGATGAACTCCAATGAGTTACAAGATATATTGGGTTATCATATGGAGAGAGTAAATATCCAAGGTAAGGCAGAACAGTTCCTAAGAGATATGATTACCAAGAGATATGGAGTCTTCAAGATTAACTGGGATAAAAATGATGTAGATTTAATAGTTAGAGACCCTCGGAAGATAAGAATACCTAAGTTCGGGAGACTAACCCAAGACCTAGCTTTCATTATAGAGGATTTAGAAATGAGTTATAACCAGCTAGTTGAAAAGTTTGGGAATAAGAAAGCTGAGGAAGTTAGAAAAGAAGCTCCAAAAGTAGGGATAACTGATAACGGAGAAGAAGACCAAGTTAGAAAAGCAACCTTTACTATCTTAGAAGTTTGGACTAACGAAATGGTAGCCTGGAAAGCAGGAAGCATTATCCTTGACAAGAAAGAGAATCCATACTTTAATTTTAATAATAAGGAAAAGAATTGGTTTACCTTCCCAAGCAAACCATATGTAATAAAATCTTTGTTTGAGACAGACGAATCAATGATTGGAGATACTGATTATATTCAACAAATGATTTCAATCCAGGACAATATAAATAGTAGAAAGCGTCAAATAGAGAATGTCGTTGCTAAGGTAGCTAACCCTCCTCTCTTAATAGATAGCGATACGATGTCAGAAGAACAGGCAGCCAATATCACCAACGAGGAAGGATTGATAATCTATGGCAAGGACGCAGCTGACGGAACTAAGATAAGATTTGAACAACCAGGACAATTACCGAATGATGTCTTCTTGGACCTAGAAGGAAGTAGAAGTGCCTTTGATAACATCTGGGGGATACACTCCACTACTAGGGGGGAAAGACAAGGAAAGGAAACGCTGGGAGGAAGGCAGTTATTAAAAGCAGCTGACCTAGGACGGATTGACCTAGTAGCCAGACAATTAGAGAGAGCCCTAGATGAAGTAGCTGGCTGGTGGACACAACTGATTAAGTTGTTTTATACAGAGAACAAGAGTTTCTCTATTGCTGGAGAGGACGGAACAATATTCATTAACAATTTCACAGGAGACAAGGTAGCTAAGAATACTAAGTTGAGAGTAATGGCTGGGTCAACCCTACCTAAAGATGAGATAACCCAGAGGCAAGAGGCAATAGAGCTATGGCAATTAAAGGCCATAGGAGTAAAGACTCTTTATAAGAGATTGAAGATGTCGAATGTTCAGGCTGCCGTAGCAGACTTTGTAGAAACCCAGTCTGGAGCAATAATGCAACCCCAAGGAGGTCAGGGTGGACAGCCTGCCCTAGGACAAGGAACACCAAGTGCACCGCCACCTGTCCAACCACAAGTATAGATTATTAAAAAGTCGAAGATAACGAGGAGACACACCTCATTAAAAAAGCGTAATTAAGGAGACAGACCTTGTAAAAAAAGCGTAATATTATGCCAACAGGTGAAGCACCAAGCATAGATGAAGGCGTGGAGGAACCCGTAGAGGAGACTCCAGGAGAACCATCAACTCCAGAGCAAACTGTTCCAATCGGTCGTTTTAATGAAGTTTATAAGAAAACGAAAGAATTGGAAGAGAAAATCGGCACACTCAAAAGCTCAGACGGTGAGCAATTAACTCTGAACAGCAAAAGGAGCGTCAAGCTGAGGAATATCTTTCTAAACTCTATGACAAAGTCATCGATAAGAGAGAAACCGCAGCCAAAGCTACTAAAGCTAAAGAACAGGAGGAGTTTGAAACAGAGATTGATGACGTATTGGCTATCCACACCGATGTCAATAAGGACGAGTTTCTCAAGTTCGTAAAGACCAAGAGCGACGAATACGGGGTTAAATCCGTAAAAGGAGCTATGAAGCTTTATAAGGACCTGGGTAAACTAAAGTCCGAGACAGAGGATGAGGTAAAGGATAATTTTTCCAAGAAGCCAAACCTTCCTAAGTCGGAAGGAACATCAGTTTCTAAAACTCCACCAGATGATTCTGACAAGAGTTACGAGCAAATCCAAAGAGAGATTGAGGCAGAGGCCGAAAAGGTCAAATAAATAATTTCACTACCCAAAAAATATTATGCCCGCAGTAAGTAAATTCGTAACAACAACGACTCAGACTCGTTTACTTCCTAAGGTTGTAGACCAGATTCTTGACGGAAACGTTCTAATGATGAGGTTGTTAAAGAATGCCAGTACCTGGAGAGGGGGAACTAAAATTGACATTGCTGTAAATCTATCTGATATTACAGCCGTTGGTTCCTACTTCGGATTTGACACTCTAGCAACAGCTCAAGAGAATATCCGTGAAAGAGCTAGTTTCAACCCAAGTCAATACTACGTAGCAGTACCACTTTCTGGAATTCAAAAAGCTATAAACCAAGGTGAAGCAGCAGTTATTAACATGGTTGCTGAAGAACTAAAGTTTAGAACAGCTAGGTTGAAAGACGAAATGGGAACTGACTTATATCTTGACGGAACAGGAAACAGCTCAAAGGCATTCACAGGGATAGATGCAGTTGCAGATGACTCTACAAGTGTTACCACTTATGGTAATATTTCAAGAAGTTCATTTGCTAACTGGAAAGCTACCCGAACAGCACAGTCAGGTTCATTAAGTTTAGCTGATTTAGCTACTGATTTTGATGCAGCTCAAAGAGGTGATAAAGTTCCTACAATAATGGTAACTACCCCAGCGGTATTCACCATTTATGAAGCACTTTTAACACCGACTGTATCTCATCAGTTCTCAATGAATGACTTTAGAATGACTGGAACTGGAATGGCTAGAGTTGGAGGAACATTGGCGGCTAATCAAGGCTTTAGGGCTTTGACTTTCCGTGGTATTCCTATCGTAGCAGACGAGAAATGTACATCTGGTTATTTATATACATTGAACGAAGAACATTTGAAGTTCTATGTTATACCTCAACCAGGAAGAGAGATTAAGAACGGTTTCGCTTGGACAGGTTGGAAAGAACCAGTCAACCAAGACGCTACCGTTGGTCATATGCTTTGGTACGGTCAGTTAACTTCTGATTCACCAAGGACAATGGCTAAGAGAACAGGAGTCACATCCTAAAGGTCGCTATTAACATAATTTAAGATAAAATTATGTCTTTCAAAAACCCCGCAAATTCTAACCCTAAAGCTCGTGTTCAGAGTTTTACGGTGCCACATACATTGCCCTATACAGACGCAGCATCTGCAAATTATTACGCAGAGGTATTCTGGATTGCTCCAGATAAGTGTGTCGTAGATTCAGTGGAAGCAAGGTGGGAAACCGCTTCATCTTCAGGAACAGTAACAGTTCATAAAGTTCCTTCAGGCACCGCAGTATATTCTGGTACAGCTTTATTGTCAGCTACCATTAGTACAGCAGGAACTGCTGATACTAAAACAGCAGGGACATTAAGCACTACCAAAGCTACTTTAGAGTTAGCCGCAGGTGATGGACTTCAGCTAGTTGATAGCGGAAGCCTCACAAGCCTTGTAGGTCTAAACGTTACAGTTGGCCTACATTGGATAGTTTAAAGGTCGTAAAACAATACTTGAGAATCTATGGGTTAGTTTTGTGCAGTAATGTATGAAACGATTATTCCCTTAAAGGTTCTCGAACTAGAATTATGTCTATGACAGGTGCACCCGTTATATACGGGATAATCCCTCACACGGATAGTACAGAACAAAAACATCCATTAGGAACAACAGGCGTTACCAATGACGGTAGAACGTATCGCTACGGTCAAGCCGCTAGTACTAAATTAGTACTAGGTAAAATGTGTATCGCTCCAGATATTACAACTCATCACGAAGATATAGCTGTTAATACCTTTGCAATCGGTGATAAATCTATCACTGCTACCTTAGGTGCTACTGCTATAACTGGTAATGAATATCAGGAAGGTTTGGTAAATGTTACTGATGGTACAGGTCAAGGTATAATGTACAAGATTAAGAGTTGTCCAGCTACAGCCTTGAGTTCAGATGTGATTATCACATTAGAAGAACCTATAATTGTAGCCGCTGAAGCAGCAACTACGGTTACTCTTTATCGAAACAAATACCGAGACATTATTGTATCAGACGGTACTCAAGCTGATTTACCAGTTGGAGTTCCTAATATTGATATTGCCGCAGATTCATACGGATGGTTCCAAGTTGGAGGTCCTTGTTCTGTCTTAGTTGACGCAAACGACACTACAGTTGGTACTCCAATCACAATCGGTGATGGAACAGCTGGCGGAGTCGAAACTCACAATGCAGCTACTGAAGTTCTTGTTGGTATTCAACCAGCAGGTGCAGGTGCAGATGTAGGCGAATACGGTGTATTCGAATTAACACTTAACTAATCATTGGTTTTCTATGAGGGTGTCAGACCCCTCTTAAAGTTCTCCAATCAAATATATGTTTACAGGAATGCCCGTTATATACGGAATACGTCCACATAAAACAAGTACAGACCAAAAACATCCTATTGGTAGTTTAGGTCTTATGAATGACGGTAGAGCTTATCGTTATTGTCAGAACGCAGGAACTTCAGCTTTAAATCCAGGACAACTATGTATTGCTCCAGACATTACAACCAATCACGAAGATTTGGCGACCAATACATTCACTATAGGTGATAGAAGTATTACAGTCACTGTTGGTGCCACTGCTATTACAGGCAATGAGTACGACGAGGGATTTGTAAATATTACTGATGAAACTGGACAAGGAATAATGTATAAGATTAAGAAGATTCCTACTAGTTCAGGAAGTGAAGACATTACAGTTGACCTTGAAGAACCCATTAGGGTGAGTGCCGTAGCAGCAACTACAGTTACACTTTATAGGAACAAGTATCGTGATGTTGTTGTTTCTGACGGTACATTAACTGATGTTCCAGTAGGAGTTCCAAATGTAACTGTAGCCGCTAGCGAATACGGTTGGTTACAGATTGGAGGTCCTTGTTCTGTCTTAAATGACGAGACAACAACAATTGTTGCAGGAACTCCAGTTACAATTGGACAAGTTACCGATGGTGCTGTTGAACCATTAGATGCTGCTACAGAACCATATGTTGGTAATGTTCCAGCAGGAGCAGTTGGTGACGCAGAAGAATATGTGGTAATCGAACTTACTTTAGACTAACTAACCAGAAGCAGAGAGAGCGGTCTACTCTCGTTTACCCCGCAAGGGAGACATTAGTCTCGTAAACCTCTGCTTCTAAAACAATGGAAGAAATTAATACTTTAACAGACACAACTAAGTTTGTTAATATAAGTGACAAACCATTTGATATTTATATTAACAAAAAGAAAGTCAGGACATTTGAGCCTGGCGAAGAGCGAGTACTTCCTGTTTTTGTTGCCCAAGTCGGTAGCAAACACTTGGCTGACATAATGCTTTTTAAAAAGGGGATAAGAGATGTTAATAAACCCTCTCCTATAAAGGACGCAATCTTAGCTAGAATAATGCCAGAGATGGCAGAAAAGGTTGAGATTAAACCTCTATCAGAAGAAGAGTTCCGAACAAAGGTAGATAAGAACTTAGAGGAACAAGCAAATCTTATTGCTGGCTTAAAGGGAGAATCCGAGGTCAAGGATAAGAAGAAGGATACCGAGATAGACAAACTTAAAAAGGAAATAGAAGCTCTCAAAAAGGTCGCTAAGAAATCTTAAATTTGTGAATTTATGCCCAATCTACACGGTAATTTCTCTGCAAGGTCCGTAACAGAGACTGTGGTCAATGTCCCTAGTAATACGTGGACTCCTCTTCCAACAACCGCAAAGAGTGGTAGAGCACTCGTTGAGGTTACTAATAAAGGAGAAGTCGCACTATATTTGTCTTACGACAATACTGCTGACATCCGACACAGAGCTGGTATCAAGACTGGAATGGTTAGAATACTTCCTATTCAGGATAATCTAATCATATACGGTAGGTCAGTAAGTGGAAGCGTTAGGGTCGTAGTCACAGAGTACAAATGATATGAGTGAATTTTTATTTGGCAATACGTTGATAAGTTGGACATCTACATCTAGTAGTACTTCAACTAGTACCACCGTTACAACGACATCATCTACTACGACTACTGTTACGAGTACTTCTAGCACTTCGTCTACCTCTACTACTGTTACGACTACTAGTAGCACTACCTCCACCTCCACGTCTACATCAACCAGCACGAGCACATCTACTTCAACCAGTACAACAGTAACCTAAAGAATTATGAAAATATGCGTAGTTGGAATCGGGATGGTAGGAAGTCAAGTCAAAGCGTGGTTTCGAGAAGCTCTGACTTATGACACCAAAAAGCAGTCCAATAACTGGGACGAGTGTTCTAGTGCGGACTGTTTTTTTGTTTGCGTACCAACCCCATATAAAGAGAACGAAGAATACGACTTATCTTATTTAGAGGAAGCCATAGCTAAAATCCCAGATGGGAAGATAGTTGTGATTAAATCAACTGTAACTCCAGGGACAACTGATTACTTTCAACAGAAGTATCCTAATAAGAAGTTTATGTTTAACCCAGAATTTCTAACTGAGTTATCAGCCAAGGAAGACTTCTTCCACCCAGATATGCAGATACTCGGAGTTGGGAAAGAAAGTTATAAGTTGGCTTCAGAGATAATGTTAATGTTGCCATCAGCACCAGTTATGAGAATTGTTTCTCTTATAGACGCTGAGTGGATTAAGAAGATAAGAAATGCTTATTATTCTACTAAGGTTATCTTCTTTAATCAAATATACGATATTGTTAATAAGACCCAAGGGGATTACGAAACAATTAGAAGTATAATCGTAGAAGACCCAAGAATTGGAAACTCTCATTCTTTTGTATTTCATAAGAATTACAGAGGATTTGGGGGAGCCTGTTTACCAAAGGATACTTATTCCTTAATAGATTTCGCCAAGAAAGTCGAAGCACCATCTTGTTTATTACAAACAGTTAAAGACCTAAACAAACAATATGAGAATAGCCCTAACGGGGTCTCTCGGATTCATCGGGAGACACTTATTCAGAGAGTTAGTAAAAAGTAAGTATACCTATGTCATTGGAATAGACCTGAAAGACGGAAATGATATTAGGAAATTAGAACCAAGGAATTTTAAAGGAATTGATTATGTCTTTCATATGGCAGCCCAAGCCAAGGTTCAGCAATCAATAGACAAACCAGTATTTACTAATTCACATAATATAGAGGGAACTCTTAATGTATTAGATTGTGCCAGAAAGGCAGGGGTTAAAAGAGTAATCTATTCAGCCTCATCTTCTGCCTATGGAGAACAAGATAGTTTACCATTAAGAGAAGATATGATACCTAACCCAATGTCTCCCTACGCTATACAGAAACTAGTGGGAGAGATGTACTGTAAACAGTTCTATGAACTCTATGGATTAGAAACAGTGTCGCTACGATACTTTAATGTCTATGGTCCAGAGATGCCAGTAGATAGTGCTTACTCCGCTTGTATCGCAAGATTCCTAGACTTTTATAAGAATGATAAACATCTTCCAGTTTATGGAGGAAAGCAGACTAGAGACTTCACCTATGTAGGAGATGTCGTCCAAGCTAATTTGAAAGCAATGATTTCAGATAATGTTGGAAAGGGGGAGGTTATAAATATTGGTTCTGGGGAAAACTATTCTATTGATGCTATAGCTAAAGCTGTATCTAATGATATTAAACATCTGCCTCAAATGAAGGGTGAACCGATGAATACTAAAGCCGATAATAAAAAAGCTAAAGAGTTGTTGGATTGGGAACCAACAATGAATGTAATAAAATGGCTAACACAATTCAAGAAAGGCTCGAAGGAGTCTTAAAAGAATCAGTTGAAAAGAGTATAGAAAAGTTGGATAGACCATATGCAGTATTTTTATCTGGTGGGTTAGATAGTAGTTTACTTGCTGCACTAACAAAGCCAGATGTTCTTATCACCTGTAAGTTCCCCTATGGTAAGAAGTATGATGAGTTTCATTATGCTAGAAGGGTAGCCACCTATTTAGGCATAAGGCACGAGGTGATAACTTTTACAGAGAAAGATTTTAAAAAGAATTTAGAATATGCTGTTAATGCTCATAAACCGACTTCTCATTTTAGTCTAGTTCCTCTCTGGATGTTATTTAAGAAAGCAAGTGAGTTAAAGATAAAGACAGTTCTCTCTGCTCAAGGTCCCGATGAATATTTAGGAGGTTATTCTTCTTATACGTTTATTAATCACGAACAGGAATTATATTCCAAAGAAGAACTAAAGAATTATCACCCAGCCCTTAATAAGTATTTAGGAACTCCAATGGAAAGGTTTGCTAAAATATTAGGCAAAGAACCAAAAGAGTTAAAAAGATACTGGGGAAGGTATGGAAATCTGTTGAGCAAAATGGGTTATACTGATTTACATTTAAGAGGAATAGAAGATATGGAACAAGACTTAGCCGAGCACTGGAACATAAACCTAGTTTACCCTTATATGTCTAAAGGATTAGAAAGATTCTGTTTTGAGTGTGTCCCAGACAAACTAAAGATTAACGGTTTTATCACTAAGTTTATATTAAGACTGATAGCTGATAAGTATCTTCCAGATGATGTAGTCTGGCGTAGAAGTAAGATGGGTGGACCAGTAGCACCAGTAGGTAAATGGTTGGGTGAGAAAGATGAATTCTGTAAAGATAAATATTTAAAACTACAAAATGGATATAAATAAATTATCATCATACCAAAATCCAGAAGGGAAACTAAAAGATAGACTTGTTCCAAGGGTTGAGTCTCGTTTGGGTAAAATAGATTGGAACATATTTAAGGGAAGAACAGTTCTTGACATTGGCTGTAATAATGGTTTGTTTGTTAGAGAGGCAATAAAGCACGGTGCCACAAGAGCAGTAGGGGTTGATATAAGTGATTGTATCCAAGGGGCTAAAGAACTTGGTGATGGAGAGTTCTGGCAGATGAATGTTAATAGCAAGGAGTTCAGAAAGTTCTGTCCTAGGTTTGACATAGTCGTATTGTTTTCTGTTCTTACTCATATAGGTAGAAATGGTGATATTGATGAGTTCCTTGACTGGCTAGATGATAGAGTTAAATATGTTCTTTTCTTTGAGAGTAACCACGGAGAGAGATATAAAAAACATATTGACCTAGTTAGGAAGCATATATATTTTGAGAAATGTGTTTATTTAGGACCAAGCGATATTCCAGAAAAGCCACACTATATGTGGGTTTGTAAGAAAGCAGACCACGAGATGAAATATCCACAAATAACTAGTGCTCCAGTCACCTTTCTCCCAATAAATGATATTGTTGGTGTGGATGAGAAAACTATATTAAGTCAGAAAATTACCTATCCAGTAACTAGTGATAAGTTTAAAGATTTAGTGTCAGACATTAAGGATAGGGGGATAAGAGAACCAATAGTTGTTAGGGCAAGAAAAGATGGAAAGTTTAATATGTTTCAAGGGGGTCATAGATATTTAGCAGCTAAACAACTTGGATACAAGTATGTACCCTGTAAGGTAATATGAGATTATCAACTATAATCCCAAGTTATAACAGATTCAATATAACCGTAGCCCACGTTAGGGAGGCAATGAATAATACTAGACCACCTGATGAGGTCATAGTCGTCAATGACGGAGGAGACCCAAAGCTGAAGGAGATGCTTCAGAAGCTAGATATCAAAACCAAACTTATTTACGCTAGGATAAACGAGGATATTCACTGGAACTATATGGGTGCTTGTAACCTCGGATTCTGGTTATCAACAGGAGATTTAATATCTGTTGAAGATAACGATAATATACCAACTAGTACTATCTATGAAGAGCAGATTAAGTTCTTAGAAGCTAATCCAAATGTTGGTAGATTGAATGGTGGAAAGAGGTGGGATATATCAGAAACTCAATTAACGAAACCGTCAAGTGAGTGGGTAATGGAAAGCAAGAGAGGACCTAATATGGGAACCTGTATGATGAGAAGGGAACTCTATTATAAAATGAAAGGTTATGATGAAAGGTTCTCTGGAAACTATGGTTGGATGTATTATGACATAAGGGTTAAGGTTCTTAGGTTGTGTGATTTTGGAAGATGTGGAAATTATTGGTATATTAAAGATGGACAGGACAACATAGACCACAAGGTAAGCTCTAAGAACTACAGTGTGTTTAGAAAAAACAGAAAACTTGGTTTAAAGCAATCAGAAGAAGGATTATTAAACTTTAGCTATGAGGTTGAAACACTATGAAGAAAGCAAAACCTAGAATGAAATACGCTTCAATTATATTAGTTCATTATTCATTGGTAGATGACTATGGTGAAAAGAAGGCTTTGAAAGACCAAGACTCTCGTTCTGTAATGTTGAAGAAGTCCATAACCTCTATACTAGAAAATACTAATTACCAAGCAGAGTTGATAGTAATGGATAACGGGGGCAATCCAGACGATTCAGAGTATCTATTAGACCTTACAAGAAAGGGGCTAATAACTACTTACGTTAGATACGGAAACAATATGCAATATGCCTTTGCTAATAATCAGGGTGCAAAGTTAGCAACTGGAGATTATCTGGTTTTCACTTGCAATGATGTAACGGTTAAACCTGGGTGGCTATCAGAGTGTGTTAAATTAATAGAACATAATAACGATAGAAGACTAGTAGCCACTCCATTTATTGTTTCCCATATCCACCCAAAGTATAACAAAGAGAAGATTGGAGATGCTAGAATAAACCCATTCGCTGGGTCAAACTGTATGGTAATGGATAGAAGAACATTTAATGACTTGGGTGATTTTCACGTCTATGTTGATTTTGGTAATCAGTGGTATAGAGAAAAGGTCGCAAAGGGGTATAAGTCTATAGCACCACCAGAAGATATGGCAGTCCATCTAGCTAGTCACAGAGGGTTAAATTGGCACCAAAAGGTCAAGATAGTAAAAACATTATTAAATAAAAGAGAAATAAACTTTGATGAAAGTCTCAATAACCAAGAAGGCGTTAACGTTTAGGTTTTTCGATTATAAGTGGAATAGACTTCCAAGTTATGCTAAAGACTCTAAGTCTATTTATAGAAAATGGTATTTGGAGAGATACGGATATACCAAGAAAACGTTTAAAGAGTTTCTTAATAACAAACATAGTATATTAGAAGCTGGTTGTGGAATGGGTAGAGATTCTATTTTCTTTGCTGAGTTGAATCCAAAGGCTAATATAGTTGCAGTTGACCAAAGCCCTAGTGCAATTAAAGTTGCTAATAAGTATTTGCCAAAGAACTGTAGGGCAGTAAGAGATGATATTACCAAGATGAAGTTAAAAGAGAGGTTTGATTTTATCTCCTGCGACCAAGTTATTCACCATACCCCAAGTCCTAACAAGACACTTATTAATCTGATGAAGCACCTTAATAATGGAGGGGTGATTAACTTCTCAGTATGTAGGAAGAAGAACAAGTATCGTGATTTAGTAGATGATGTCTTAATGAACAATGGTCGCAAGATGACACAAAAACAACTCTGGGAATTTAGTGATGTGGTTACCAAGTTTGGGAAAGCTCTCTATGATTTAAAGATTAAGAATATAGAATTTGAGGGTAAGAAGTATCCAGATATACAGAGGTTCGTTCACGATAATCTATTTAGATGTTGGTATAGTCCAAACGTAAGTTTTGAATCATCGTCTAGCTCAAACTATGATTGGTTCTCGGGTAACCCTCGGTTTAACGAGAAAGAGGTTAGAACACAAATACTTAAGTGTCTACCAAAATATAAATTATTAAGGTTGTTTAAAGATGACGCAACAATATCTGTGTCATTGAAAAAACTATGATGAAAGTAATGGTTACTGGTTCTAGTGGATTTCTGGCTCATCACATAATACCAGAATTACAAAGAAATGGTTATTATGTTGTTGGCGTAGATAAAAGACCGATACCACCAGGTCACAATAAACCAGATTATTTTATTCAAACAAATGTTATGGATTTGGGGTTCAGGGATTTAATGGATATAGACTATGTCTTACATCTAGCCTTTATAACCAATATCCCAAACTCAGTTAGACACCCAAAGAACACTACTTTCCAGAACATAGATATGACTATTCATTTAATGGAGGTCTGTAAGGAAGCTAAGGTAAAGAAGTTTTTATTCCCATCTACAGCTTCACTCTATTCTACTAACCCAACTCCTTGGAAAGAGGATATGCCTCCTCTACCAATAGAACCGTACAGTTGGCAGAAGTTATCCCTTGAGTATGCTTGTAGAATGTGGGACTTACCTTGTATCATCTTTAGGTTCTTCCAGATATTTGGGGAGCTCCAAAGAGAAGATACATCTTTATATGCTTTCTCCAAGTCAAAGGAGATAGGCAAACCTATTACTCTTACCGAGACAGTAGCTCAATCTTCATTCAAGTCAGGTCAAAGAGACTTCATTTATGCTGGAGATGTAGCTAAGGCAGTGGTAAAGGTATTAGAACACGGAGAGATAGGAGAGACATACAACGTAGCTTCTGGAGAAGTTCACACTATGGAAGAAATAGCTAATGCTATGGGTTCTAAAGTAGAGTGGATACCTCGCAGAGAGTATGAAGTAGAGCGTCATCACGGAGATATTACTAAATTAAAGGAATTAGGTTGGCTACCAAAAGTCAATGTAATTGATTGGTTACATGAAAATAATAAAAAATAATAAATGTAGAATGTGCGATGGAACAGAGTTTAAGGAAGTTATAGACTTTGGAGACAACGCACTTGTTAATAGCTTATTAACAAAGGAAGAGTTTGGCACAGAAGAAGTTGCTTCTCTTGTAGTTGAACAATGCCAAAGTTGTTATCTAGTCCAGATAAGAAAAATAGTTGACTCTCACGAAATATATAAAGAGGTAGATTATCTTTATTTCTCATCTGATATGCCAACGCTAGATGATTATTTCAAAGAGTTTGCCAAAGATGTAAAGGAAAGATTTTTAGAAGAAAATGATTTAGTTGTAGAAATAGGAAGCAATGACGGCATATTCATAAAGAACTTTGACAATGCATTGGGAGTAGACCCAGCTTTGAATGTTGTCTTAAGAGCGTTGAAAAAGGGGATACCTACAATACCAGAGTTCTTCACAGACAAAGTAGCAAAGAAAATAATAGGAGAGTATGGACACGCTAAGTTAATCGCTGGTTCTAATTGCATAGCTCATTTGAATGACTTAAAAGATATGACAGAAGGCGTAAAGTCTCTGTTGACAAGTGATGGGGTATTCGTTGTAGAATGTAATTACTGGGGTGGTATGGTTAAGAACAAGAACTATGCGTTAATTTACCACGACCACTTCTCATATTTTACACTTAAAAACTGGTTGGATTACGCTAAAAAGAACGAATTAAGTGTATTTGATGCTATCGTTACGCCATCTCAAGGAGGTTCTTTAAGAGTGTTTATTGATAGGGGGGACAGAGAGATGACAGAAAGATGTTCAGATTTACTCCAAGAAGAATTAGACTCTAACCTTAATTCCTATGAAACAGCCAAGAGATACGAACGTGAGGTAAAAGAACAAGCTCAGAAACTAGGTGGTCTAGTAAGAAAGCTGAAGTCAGATGGTGCAGAGATAGCAGGATACGGAGCAGCAGCAAAAGGATTTTCTGTTCTCAAATTAGCTGAATTAGATGAAAGACATATAGACTACTTCATAGACGACAGCCCAGCTAAACAAGGAAAGTATACACCAATATCACATATACCTATTTATAAGAGGACTAACCAAAAACCAGATTATTTCTTCATTACTGCTCCTAACTATAAAGACGTAATAATAAGTAAAGAGAAGGAGTACTTAGAAAATGGAGGCAAATTCATTACAATTGAGGGAGATATTATCGACAAAGACAGCAAGTAAGTGTGTAGTTTCTGACAGAAAGATTGCCGAAAGGCACGGAAGGGTACTAGAAGAAATACCAGCTCCTTTTATTCAACCCAAGTAATGATATAGTAATTTATTCATAAAATATGGCTAACACTCATTCATTAGATTTAGAATCAAGTTCTTCCCAATATGCATATTGTGCTGACAATGCTGATGTTTCTGTTACTGGCGATATTACTATTGAAGCGTGGATTAAGTTAGAACAACTTCCCAGCACTGCCTCAAAACTGATGTATCTTGTTAGCAAATGGGGAAGTAGTGATGGAAATTATAGTTATGATTCCTCAATAGGAACTGACGACAAACTTAATTTCTATTTTTCAGATAATGGAGACTTTACCAACCATTATAGTTTAGTGCGAAGTAACTCAGCTTTCTTTGTTGCTGGAGACGTTGGGAACTGGGTTCACGTTGCAATAACAATGGATGTATCTGTCCCATCTGGAAAACTATATAAGAACGGGACAGAAGTTGATTCAACTACGAGTCCTACCGATGCGACTTCAATTTTTAATGGCACGCAGAACTTTACAATAGGACAAAATAATATAGGGCTAGATAGGTATCTTGATGGCAAAATAGACGAAGTAAGATTATGGAACGACGTAAGAACACAATCAGAAATAGATGATAATAAAAGTGTAGAATTAGCAGGGACAGAAACAAATTTAGTAGGTTATTGGAAATTAAATAACAATACTGATGATAGTGCTAAAAGTTCTGACTTAACTTTAAGTGGTAGTCCGTCTTATTCTAGCGATGTTCCTTTTGTGGGAGGTTCAACAACTACCACCTCCACTAGCACGTCTACCAGTTCATCTACCAGTACCTCCACTACGGTCACATCAACTTCCAGTACCACTACTACTGTAACTAGTACCTCTACAAGCACGAGTACCTCTACGAGCACATCTACCACGGTAACTACATTAACCAGCACCAGTTCAACCACGACCACCTCAACGACGAGTAGTACTTCAACTACTCTTACCAGCACTTCATCAACTACCAGCTCTACAAGCACGACATCTACTTCTACTAGCACGACAAGCAGTACCAGCTCTACCACTAGCAGTACAACGTCAGCACCACCATACATAATCCCAATATTAGAAATGAATATGTACAGTCCAATATTAGAAATGGTAAGATAAAGGTCGCAAGCAATAAATAACAACAATAAAATGACAATCGAAATAACAAAGAAAAGTGTTAGTTTAACTCAAGCTAAATTGTATTCAATAGTTTTGAATATGAAATACCTTGATGGTGAAACGGTCTTAATTGACCAAGATTTCTCCCAGAAATATAGAACTGGGGATAA